CAATAATTGCGAGAGCAATCTATTTTGTTCACGAAGTAATGCTAATTCTTCATCTGACGATTTACCGCCTGCTTGATTAAAGGCTTGTACAATTGTATCAAGTGGTGCTTCAATATTAGTTCCGTGCTTTTGGTCACCTAATACTGCTAAGAACTCTTTATTTGGTGGAATTACACCACCTTTAGCAAGCTGAGGAATAGGTACATGAGGAATATTAAGTGACCACTTTTTGCCACCAATACCAGGAACCCAATCTGGGATAGGTCCAAGTTTAAATCCATTTAGTAAATCAACTACTTTATTAATTGCCTTCCCTGCTAGCTGAGCCATTGACTTCCAAATTGTGTTCCATAAATTACCAAGTGATTTTACAGATTGACCTAGGCTGTCAAATGCTCCTTTAACATCACCTTTAAATAATTTTTTAATAAAATCTCCAAAGTATTTAATAGTATTCCTAAACGCTTCAAATGCCGCTTGTCCATTACCTGCGGCGGTAACTACTCCCATTATAATTGCAATAACTGACGCAATTATTGCAACTACAACTCCTGCGGTTGCACCAAATGTAAGGAATACTCCAATAATAAGTGATATTGTAGACAATAGTAATAATCCCATATTCTGAGCATTAACACCATTTTCAATCATATCTTTAATAGCTAGTATAATTCCTGCTATACCACCTACAAGTAATACAATTCCTGCTAATAGCGTTTGTCCTACTGCTAATAAAGCTCCAACTGCAATTGATATACCGCCGATATATTCAATAATGCCTTCCCAATCGACACCATCTTTCCACATATGAAAATAACCAACTACTGCTAATACAAGCCCTGCAATCACTACTATAATTGCCAGTATATTTGCTAGTAATGGTGAAATTTGAGCTAAATCTGTAATAATATTAAATACCTTCCAACCAGCAAATGCGGCTCCGATGCCTATTACAAGTGGAAATAATTCTTCTAAAAGCTGTTTAACTTTCATAGCCTTTTTAGTAAATTCATCTGAAATAGGTACTTCCTCGAATCCTTCACCACCTGTTCCACCCGAAGCACCGCCACCGCCACCGCCACTTCCTGAGTCTGAGCTTGATTTATCATCATATTTATTTACTTCATCAAGTGGAGATAAATAATCTTCTGTGGCGTCTTTTGCTTCTTTAGTAGCCGAAGCAGTATCTTTTAAGCTACTTGCATAATCTTTTTGCACTCTAACCGCTTTAGTAAATGTTTTCTTGCCTTGAATAGCGGCGAAGAACATTCCAATTACATTAATAGCTTTACTTAATTTTTGAATTAAGAAATCGAGTGCTGGTGTAATTGCCGTTAGTATAGGAGCAAAGGCACTACCTAAAGAATTTTTAAGTTGTGTTAGGCTAGAAGTTAAATCTGATAATGAACGATTGACTGCATTATTTCCGTCATTAGCTTGAGCCATACTTTTCCATGCTTCTGCTACTGAGGTTCTTAGGTTTCTATACAGTAAGAAAACCGAACGAATACCAAATCCATACTTTAATAATGTTGATATACCCTTCTTAAATGTAAGATTGCTCTTTGAGGTATTGTTACTAAGTTTTTTCATAGAATCTGAAGTGCCATTAGCTTTATTTTTAAGTGCTTCAAAATTACCTACTGCAACCCTAGTCTGATTATTTAAGTTTCCTAGCTTGTTAGATAGATTTTCATATTCTTGTGTGTTACTACCTAATGTAAATGCTTTTCCGTTAGTTTCTAAGTCTTCAAGTTCTCCCTTAGCATATGATAAGGTATTTTCTAATTCTGTAACTTCATAATTCATCTCTTTAAATTTATTAGGACTAATTTTTTTTACACCTTCAGCATTTCTATCAAATGTCTCTTGTAATTTATCTAATTTTGACTGTGTAGTGTTTATCTGTTTTTGTATCTCAGTATATTGGTCTGTGGGTACTCTAGTATTTTCTAATTGCTCCATCTTATCAACTACCTGTTGAGTCTTGGTAGCCATGTCACTCATTTTAGTTAATGCTTTTTGTAAATTAGCGTCTAGGTTTTGTCCACTATTTTTATCAAAAACATCTTTAATAGCCTCTTGTAATTCTTTAGCGGATTTTTTAATATCTTTAGGTTGCATTGATACTGAAAGTTTTATATCACCATCATATTCTGCCATTATTTTAACCTCCTTTCTTACTGTTTATTCCAAAGCTGTTTTAACAACTCGTCGTCTTCCTTCTGCTTAATAGTCTTATAATCTGTATTGAAATATTGTGGGTTATCACGTCTGAATTGTTGTTCATACTTTTCAAGCTTTTTGCCTTTTGCGATTTTACTTCTAATACCTACTACTGTTGATAAAGGACTTTCGCCAATTGCCATGTAGTAGCCCATGAAAGTCCACCAATGCAAGTAATCCAATGCTCGTATTTCTGTCTTAGCAACATTATTAACACCACTACAAATTAAAAGAGAGTCCCTATTCCAATCTATTAACTTGTAATTAGATTGATGTCCAGAACTCTCTTCTTGTCCACAATTAAAGAATTTAAACATTTCCTTTGTAGCTACTTCTAAATCCGGAAGTATGCTTAAATCTTCAATATCTTGTATATCATCATAAAATATAATAAGTGATGCAACTATACGCTCATTTTCAGATAATTCAACATCTTGTAAAGCTTCAAAACAATCCAAAACCACTCGATAATCCCCACGATTTCTAATTTTAAAATCTTGTCCATTTATCTCAATGGTAGTTGGTATTGTATACATAATTTAATTACCTTTTCTTCTTAGTATATTTTGATGTATGCTTTTTAAGTCGTTGCTGTGCTTTATGAATTTCACTCTTTAGATTAGTTTCATACTGTTCACCAAGTACTTCAATAATATGCTCAAATCTAAATTTACCATTAAATAAATCATACATTGTGCCACCATCTGAACATAATTCTGATACGTTAGAATCGAAGATATAATCTAAATACTTACACATTTCTGTATTAATATTAGCTAGTATTTCAGCTATCTTTTGAGTATCCTCTTCATTAGTTTCACTTAGTGCTAAGCTTGCCTCCTGTGATAACTTATTTAACTTTGGATAAGTCTCCTCAAGTCGTCCTAACAAACCTAAATCTGATGTATTAATTTCTAGTATCTTGTTATTATCGCCATTGATTCTAATTTTCTTTTTACTAGTAACACTCAGGTCAATATCAATAATCTTGTCTTCCATATTTATTCTCCTTTAATTTATTAAATTGTGATGTCAGGTGTAAATACAAAGTCGTCTGTAAGCTTATCTACTGTACCATTAGTAATTACATTACTGTAATAGCATGAAATAGGGAAGTTTACATTTACATCGCCACCCATTGAATTGTAAAGAATTGTACAATCAGTGTGTCTTTCAGCTTCGTAACCCTTAGTGGCATCTCCAATAAATGCTGTGATTACATATAATGTGAATTGTGAAAGTTCTGCAAGTGCGTTTCTCTTTCTAATATCATTTAACTTTGCTCCAAGCTTTGAACCGCCAATTACTAAGAATGGGTCAAAATCCTGCTGTGGCTGAGTCTTATTAACATCTGTGTAGTTATATCCAAGAATATCTGTTGTAGTAGAAATATCTGGATTGTACTCAATCGATGATTCTTCAGTTCTTGTGCCTAGTACTTCTCTAACAACTGTTGGCTCTCCGCCTTCTGTTGTAGCAGGTTCTTTCCATTCGGCAACTGTGATTAATAGCTTTCTTTCAGCTCTTTGTCCTTTAGGTAAGTTGAATTGATTCACTGCCATTTTAATTCCTCCTTAATTATTCCATATACATTGTGATGTATCTAAGTATTCTACTCTAATAGATGTACTATACTTAGCTAATGCTGGTGAAGCCGTAGTATCAACAGTATTTAATCTAGGATTATTAGTTGTACTTGAGATTGAACTAATTAAGCACTTATCCCCAAAGTTTGGAAAGTTTCTTAAATTATTCTGTTCGGTAATCCAATCAATAATTCCTTGCACATCTAATAACTGCTCTACATTTTCATTAGAATATCCTAGTTGATTAACTATTGGATTATATGTTACAGCTCTAAAATCTATAATTGTAAACGTATACCGTTTTTCAACTGAGCCATCTATATACGTCTTATCCATTACTTTATCATTTTCAAGTGTGATAATCTGCTTATTGTCACTTTCAGCCTTAACACAATTGAAAAACATTGGATTAGAGGCTAGTGTTGGACATTGTAATAAATAATCAATTATAGCTTGATTCTTGTCTATTTCCATTTATATAGCCTCCTTAACTGTTTATCTTATTTATTAATATCTGTCGAACCTGTTCAGCAAACTCGTCGCCTTTATCTTGCATCATAGCTTTATCCCATTCAGCAGATGCTAAAGGTTTATTATAATGTAAAGGTCTTCCTGTGGCATATTTTGGCTTATTTGGTATACTGAACCATCCTACAATTACACCATCTTCAATAATTGGTATATTTGGTCCATATACTTCGCCTACATAATCATAATGAGCATAAGGTGTATTATATCTAACATAGTTAGGAGTTATTTCTAAATTAGCTAAGTCAGAACTGAATGGTACATAAGGCTCACAATATCTAGCAAATTCATTATGTACTTGTAACTTAATATTCTTATCATTTATTAAATTCAAAAACTCTTTTTCAATTCCTTCTGTATCTATATTTACTTTAACTTCTACCATCTTATTCTCCACTTATATAATAATGCTCGTTACCTTTACCAACGCCTGTATTATTGGAAACATTCTGAATAGTCATAGCTAATTGTAAAGCTTGATATTTCTTTAAAATATCTGTAGAACGATGTCCGTTCAAATATTCGTTTATATCATCTTCCACTAAGTCGCCAATAATAATATCCCCTTGTTTCAATGTAAAGTAGTTTGCTTTTTCATCATTAGTTAATTTAAACCATTCTAAAGGAGTACGATAATTTTCATTCTTGCGTATTCTACATACAATATTATTGGTATCAATTGTGGTGTCGTTTATAGTGACTTTATTACCTGCTGCCTTCCAGAAACAATCTAAAATGACTGTCTTATACCAAGTGACTACTTTAGTTTGAGGGTCTAATGATTTATTATATACTGTAATCGCTTGATTCCACCACGCTGGATACTTATTCATTCTCGTAAACTCCTCTCCACAATAGCTTTCTACCTGTGCTATCTTTTACACCTTCAAGGTATCTATTAACTGTTCGGTCAATTTGTGATTTACTATTTACCATTACATCAGAAGCACTTAATATATTATAACTGATTGATACCCCATCATTAGATTGTGAAGCAACCTGTATATTATCCTCATTAGGATTAAGATATTTACTTTGAGCTAGTATTAACTTCATTAATGTGAATATACATCGCTTAACTGCCTCAGGAAATTCTGTATCATCACATAATCTATTAAATGTATAATAATTAACTATTGACTCTGCCTCATACTCTAAATCATCAAAAGTGACTTCATCTGTAATTGTTCCACCTAAAGCTATATATTCTTCAAATGTTAAATACATAATCAACCCCCATTAATTATTATTCTGATGCTTTTGAGGCTTTCTTAGCCTTCTTAGCTTTAGCTAATTCATTCTCTAACTCTTCAATCTTAGCTTTTAAGTCTTTGATTTCTTTCTGATGTTTTACATATGCAACTCTTAATTCACCTGCATCAATAGGCATACCTTCTTGAATTACTTTGCCACTTTCATCAACTTGACTAAAGCCTTTCGCAATATATTCATTAAGTTGTACATCTGGAATAGTTAGAATCTTATTAGCTTTCTGTACAATTACTATATTCATATATTAATCCTTCCTTAGTAATATCTAGGAAGTGCAATCATATACACTTCCTAGATTATTCAATTAATGGTTACTAAGCAGTAACATGGAACTGCATAGCACCTGACTTATTGTTAAGTACAAATACATCTTCAAATGACTCTTCGTAGTAAATATACTTACCTTCTGAGCCAGCTGATGGTTCGTCTAACTGAGCAAATGTATAAGATACTGGAGTAATAACAGCTGTTGGGTGTACTAAGAACATATCAATCTGTTGTGCTCCTGTGCCTACCTGCCAGCCTTGTGTGAAGTTGTAAAGAGTCTTCATAAGTATTGCAGGAACACCAATAATTTCAACTTCATCAAGTCTGTTTACTCTTCTATCAATAGCGTTTGGACCCTTAGACACATCTAATGAACGTGAAATCTTGTCAGCGTTCTTAAGAATTGTCTTTACTTCATGCGTAACGTAAAGGATTCTACCATTAGCAGGAACTCTTTCGTTATCCATCTTTAACATCATGTCGTCAAAAATCTTTAATACTGTTGATTCGTCAAGTGCTGATGTATCAGCTACTCTAAGAGTACCTGCTTCATCCTTTGTTGTCTTCCAATCAGCGTATAACTTAGAAATTGTGTAAGCATCCATTTCAGGGAACTTCTGCTCTTCATTAAATACCTGAGTAATGTTCGCAATAGTTGTAACCATGTTAGTCTGGTCAATGTCCATTGGATGTACTAATGTAGACCACTTTCTTTCGTTAGTAAGTGTCTTTGTTTCCCAAGCATTGTCGTAATTTCTCTGAGCAACTGCAATAGAATCTCTATTAGCATCTACTCTACCTGTTGTTGAGATTGATGGAATTTCAATTGTCTTGGCATTAATCCATCTATATCTGCCATTGTTTGGAGTACTATATAATGCACCAAAATTCAAAACATAAGGAAATCTCTGTGAAAGTGCATTAGAATACTGTGTTGCATAATTTAAAGCTGCCATAATTTTTTCTCCTTTTTTAAAATTAATTATTTATTTACTTGAGGTCTTACACCTGTGAAATGAAAAGCACTTGCAAATCCACCTGTTGTATCTTCTGGAGGTTCTGCACCCTGAGAAGTTGCTACGAATGTAGGCTTATTAGATGGTTCAGGAGCCGGTGCTTCTACAACAAACGCATCAGCGTTTTCCTGTGTATAAGCGTTGACAAAATCATCTGCTCCTGTAATTGCATTGTTCTCCATTTTAAGGTCTTTAGCAATCATTGAACTAATGAAATCTCTCTTTGCGGCATTAGATGTGAACTTCTTAGAATTAGCAAATTCTTTTACCGCAAATTCATAAGCCTGCTTCTTTAACTGTGCTTTATAGTTTTTCATATCATCATCATATTTGTTCTTTAATGTAGTAAATTCTCCATTAAGTTTAGCAAGTGCGTCAGTATCAGCTCCTGCGTCTGTTAGCTTTTTCTGTAAGTCTGCTAAATCAGTATCTCTAGTATTGATAGTACCATTTAGAGTATCAATTTCATCTGTTTTAGCCTTAATATCTGTATCATACTTGTTTTTACTTACATACTTTCCCTCACTTAAATCTGTGAAGTTAGCCTGAGATTCATGTGCAATTGTTTGGAACTGTTCATAAGTAAGAGTTCCGTTTTCAGCTTTTTCAAATAGTTCTTTGATAGTCATTGTTTAAAATTCTCCTTTACATTCTTTATCTCTGCTTAATTTATAATGCCGCAGGTGGCAGTTCTGCGAATGAATGTACCTTTCTTTAAATGTCTTTAGGTTAGACTATATATAATATAAAGCACGTTTAAATGCTAAATATCTACTGTGGTGTGGTATATGTAAGAGCTTTCTCACTATCTGAAAGTCCTTCAGTAGTTGGGTCAATTACAATACCTAATAACACGAATACCTCAATCACAAGCTTTACAATATCCATGATTGATTGTTGTGAAAAGTTCTTAGTCTGTACTAAGTTCATGATACTAAAGATAACTGCTACAATATCAGTTATGATAGCTGTTAGAGTTACTCTGTTCTGTACTCTTAATTTCCAATTAATACCCATAAGTTGAACGCTCCTCCTTAATATTAGTTTTTGAAATTGGCAATTTATTTACTTCTGCCATTAATCTTTCTCCTGTACCATTTCCACCCATAGCTTTATATGGTACATATAAATACATTAAATTATCATATTCATCTCTAGTAATTTCCCCATTAGCAATATATAATGAACATAGATAATAAATCTTATCATGTAGAAGTCCTAATATGGCTTTTCGTTCTACTGATTTTTTCTTCTGTCGTTCATTCCATACCAATCCAAGAAATCCCCAAAGTCCACTAGATGCTAATATGCCTAAAAATAAAGTTATCAAAATGTGCATTTCTTGTATGGAATGTAGCGAATGTGCTAACACTACCATGCTTTTTCCTTTCTATAATCTAGAAATTAGAGGGAAAGAAAAACCTCTCCTTCCTTTATATTACATCCTTATTCGCATATCTGTATTATTACATTATTTTTAAATTCGTAACTAATTGATTGATTTTTGTTAATATCACATTCTGTCAATATTAGTTTGTAATACCCATGCTTATTTAAAAAATCTTCTGTAAATCCTATAACCCTTTGACCTTCAATTAGTAGCTCTTGAGGGCAATATTCAATGTGTTTTTTGTCTATAATTCTAGCGTACATATTATCCTTCCTAGTAATTCAAATTAAATTCTTTTAGTAGCATTGTGCTACCAACATGAACGGTAAATGTAGTATTTGCATTGCTTGTATTATATGTCACATTGTCAAAGTATAAAGCATCATTCAAATATACCTTTAAATGTCTGTCTTGTGCATACTCTAAACGCATAACACAATCTGTATTAAATATAACGTTCCCTAGTCCTGTGGTTGTTACAAGGTTATATTGAGCAGTCTGCACTCTCATTTGATAGTCGCCACCATATAGCCTTAATTGTACTCTTGCCGATGCACTGCCATTTGATATATACCAGTCAATACCTAAGTCAGATAAAACACTAATATTAAACTTGCACTCTTGAATGACTTCGTCGTTTGAGTCCGTATTTATGGCTATAGTGACATTCTGTGAGTTTGTAACTGTAAACAACTGTCCCTCACTTGTTAGCTCATAACCGCCACCATAACTATTGTTACCACTTACAGTAAAGCCGTTAGCTGTCATGTCGCCTTTGCTTGCATTCCACTCTTTAACCCATTCACTTGGTACAATCTGAATTACTTTTGATAATATCGCACGTCTAAATCTACTCATGCAATCACCGCCTTATTATTAACAATGCTCAATTCGTAGTAAGTATTTGCTTCTAATGTTGGTACACTTCCTATATAGCTAACTGTGTTAGGCAAAGATAAGTTGCAACCACTTGCAGAAGTAGTAAAGGCACACATATACTCGTCATAATAATTGCCACTTGCAAGGGTAAGAGTAAGGTCGCTTATACCTGTTTGGGTATCAGTAAACAGACAAAAAACATTTGGAGATAGCTCTTTGCTTACAACTCCGTTGCTTGCTACTTCCTCGCCTTGATGGACTAAATCTTGTCCGTCTGCTCCATTTGCTCCTGTATCACCTTTATCGCCCTTATCTCCTTTGTCGCCTTTCGGACCTTGTTCGCCTTGAATACCTTGAGCCCCTTTTTCACCTTGCGGACCAGCTGGACCAGTAGCACCTGTGTCGCCTTTTTCTCCTTGCGGACCAGTTGCCCCTGTATCTCCCTTTTCGCCCTGTATTCCTTGTATGCCTTGTTCTCCAGTATCTCCTTTGTCACCCTTGTCGCCTTTTGGACCTTGTGGACCGTCAAAATCACCGCTAGCTTTTGCTTGTTCTAGTGCTGTATTAATAGCTGTATCAAGTTCACTTTCAGATAATGCTCCTACGTCTGCACTTGTCAAAACTACTGCTCCGGTCTTTTCATTTACACTTGTAACAGGTGCTTCTATTGGGTGTTCCTTTAAATATTCAAGTACAATATCTTCTATCTTAGAATCATCAACCGCAACGCTGTTAATATATTCTAACATCTCCTTGTACCAGCTTTGTAATGCATTAGGAACTATTACGATTCCTGATATACTAGGAAAGACATAAGTATCAAAGTCAATCGTCTTAACAATAACTCCGTTGACATTCCACATTAGATTAGCTTTACCTCTGCCGTCGAAAAGAGTATCTGTGTTATTAACATTCCATGTAACATTTACTCCGTCTCTTTCGGTAACCTTTACATAAGGTGCTGTGTCTTTGCTTCTCATGTGTGTAACTACTGCCACACCTTCGCCATATTCAGTTATAAGCCCAGATACATCAAATATAATCTTTAGAGCTTCGTTTTCACCCTGTCTACCTAGAGGTAATAACCTTGTACCACTTGAAATTGCATTAAGTTTAATCTCTTTCATGGTTTTTCCTTTCTATCTAGTATAACAATAAAAAAAGAGTAATTTAATAAAACAAGGAGGTTCCGGAACCTTGCTATTAAATTACTCCTTTCTGAAAGAGGGAGGTATAAATATAGATAACCTACTAAAAAGAAATATCTATCTTATCCACTATTATTATAACATAATTAAAAAATTTTGTACACAACTTTTAGTTGTTTTAAAATATAATATCTTGATGTTATAATTTTTCATATCCCTCTACTCTTATACTTTCAAATCTCTTTTTTAATCCACACGCTTTGCTAAAAGCGGTATAATCTTTAGTTAATTTACTTACCTTAGCTTGATACTTCTTAGCTAAGTCTATATCTCCTGCTTCTTTGGCTACTATCTGTCCATCTTTAGCACGTCTTATCTCTGTTTCAAGTCGCCTTTGTTCTTGTGTACATTCATACATAGTTAAATGTTTACCATTAGTCATTGTATAGCCTTCATTATTCTTTTTAATAAATTCATTTAACTGTGCTTGTGTGTATAGTGGCTTACTTACACCTATTACAATACTCCATGCAAAGTGTCTACAATTAAGAGTACCAATAGCTCTTTCAATAGGTTTAAAGTGTTTTCCATTTACATCAGTAAACGCTTCTCCATTCTGTAGCTTGTTATATTCTTCATTAGTAAATTGGTGACCTTGTACTGGTTCATGGTCTGGTGCTGACATTTCATGTACTGATATTTCTACACCATCAGCTCCAAACTGTCTTCCTACTTCCTTCTGTACTCCTAAATTAATAGCTCTGATACCATCTAATAGGTTTCGTCTTACGGCAGTATCTAGTCGTTGAGTATGCCTTCTACCACTTTCTGCTTCATAGTTTACATTTCTAATGCCACTATTAATTAGTTGATTAAGACTTCTCCTCATAGCAGTATTATAATCTAATACACCACTTTGACTAGCTTGTATGGCTTCGTCTACAATAGTTTGATATGTCTTAGCTATTGGAGTAGGTATTAATACTTTAGGGTTAGCTAAATCTCTTAACATAAAGGCTTGAGCTTTGGACATATTAATATATGTATCAGCGGTCTGCTCTGCAATAGCAGTTACTATTTGATTTAAGTAGGTATTTTCTGCAAAACTAATAAAGTCTTTACCCTTAGCTAAATAAAAAGGCTTTGCATCTATATAAGCATCTAAGGCTACTGTCTTAATTAAGTCCTTTATATCTTTGGATTGTAGATTAGTTTGTGTAGCTAAATAATCATTTATTTTCTTGATATCACTACCTGTCCTCACTAGCTGTTGTAAAGTATGCAAGTCGGAAGGTAGGAGCGTACCAATTTCCTTGATACGCTCTGCAATTATCTTTAATACATACAAGTTGATGTTTTCTTGTCTTGTAATGATAGGTTGCATTAAAATATTTAAACTATCTTCACTAAGCATTTACTTACTCCTTTTTATTTGATTGAGCTTGTTTTGCCTTATTCTTAATCTCATCTTGTTTAGCTTTTGCCTGTACTCCAATACTAGCCATATTAGACTGCTCTACTAAGTTCTGTTCCATAGCTTGAGCATTTTCTTCATCAATCTTAGCAAGTGCCTCAAGTGCTTGTCTTTCAGTCTCACCAAAGTACCACATTCTATTCTCAACCTTACCACATAAGCCATTCTGCATTAATGTTAGTCGCTTAGTAAGTTCAGTATCTACATCTACAATAATAGAATCGTCCCACTCAAAGCTTACATCATATTCACCAGGAGCAGTAATTTCATATAAATCACAATATACATTCATAATGTATACTACATCTCTAAGGCAACGCTCAAGTGCCTTTTGTATTTCTGCATTGGCACTATATGAACGCTGTCTTAATATCTTTAACTCTGTGGCAGTTTTAGCCTCAGATGTTGCGTCTGAAAGTGTTCCTCTACTAATAGCACACACGTCCTCAATTCTCATTAAAATAGCATTTAAGCCTTCTCTATATGAGGTATCTCTTAATGCTGGTGCATATGGCTGATAAGTATTAGAGTCACCTAAATCCACTTTACGGAATAATCTTTGTTGGCTCATTGGCATTACTGAATGAGTATTGCCTTTGCTATCAGTTTCAAAGCTTAAAGCATCTCTATCAATATCAATAGCCATTTCACCTGCTTCATATTCCCATAACATTCTTGAGTACTGCATATCAGCGTCTTTAATTAAATTTACTGCTCTACTATATCCACTGACACCTAAAGGACTATTCATATCTACTGTGTTAGCGTCAGGCATTTTAAAATAAGCAAATAGTGGCTTATCTACATTCTGTATTGTTGTCTTAGGTTGTAAATTAGCCCACTCAGGAACTTCCTTTAGTGATATTTCTTGTCCTAAATCAACTCCACTCATATCACCATTATTAGTATTATCAGTTGATTTAAAAGCCATATTAATAACATCTACTGTATTATTATACCACTTATGGTATTCAAGTCGTCTATATATAGTGTCCTTTTCTGTCTTAGTCTGTATAAATGCCGCCTCAGTAATCTTACCACTATTATCAAATGCTAAAGGATAAAAGTTATCAGCTTGTATAAAGTCAAATTCAATATCTGCATCTAACAACGTATTTTGCTCATTTACGGCGTTTTTGTTAGTAGGTGTATTGTTTATAGGGTTATTAGGTTTAATGCCATTATTTTGTGAATTAGAAGGCTTAACAGGTGTATTATTAATAACTACATAAGGTTTAATAACTAATCCACCTTTAGCAATACCATATTCTAATTGTCGTCTTATATTATCCTTTAACTTCTTATACTGACTTTCCATGTACTCAGCTCTAGCTGTATCACTAATAGGTCTATCTTCTATCATTGTTGGCTTTTGTGTACTAGGAATAATATTACCAAATACATCAGGTTCAGGTTCTTGATAATCAGGGTTTTCTACTTCTACTTCCTCTGTTGGTGTAGTGATTTCTGATTGCATTTCTAATACTGCCATTCTAGCTTTTTCACTTGCTATCATGGCAGGTAAGCCCAATGATGTCACTCTTACTTTATTAGCATAATCAGGCTCATGTAACCATGGAGCTTTATCTTTATACATATCTGTCCATAGTGATATAGCGTGTTCCATCTGTGTTGATATTACAGGTGCAACGTGTAATTTCTGTTCAATTGTCCTACTGCCGGTCATTCGATTTAAAACCTCCTTTAGTTTTAACCATATTTGTGAGAACAGATTCATTTGTTAGTCCTCCTTATATATTAATTACCCTTTCTATTGTAATATTTCTCTAGTGCATATCTTGTGGCATCTATACTGTGGTTGTTTGCGTCAGGATAAGCACTAATAAAGTTTCCATCTTTGTCTTGTTCATATTCATATTGAGTAAACTCTTTCCATGTCTCCGGACATTGTTTTTTATCAATATAAATATGGTTTAATGATTGTAACCATTTAATTCCATATCTAACACTATCTGGACCTTTATCTGCCGGTCTAATAAATGCTCCAAAGGCTTTAAAGTCCGCTATTGATTTAGGTTCTGCACTATCTGCCGTTATTTGGTCTTGATTAGTTACTAGCTTTTTATCTTTGTAAAGTATGTTATATACTTCTTCATTACGAGTCTTTACTGTGCTATATTCCCTAAAGATATATAAGTCTAAATGGTTCTTGTCAAAATGACACTTGATAAATCTAAATGGGTCTAAAGCAAAGCCCCAGTCAATACCATTATATACATTATCAAATGTATTTATTATAGGTATTATCTTATCACCAAAATCAATAGTACTTGTGCTATCAAACTCTTCAACATTAGGAAATACATCTCCACCTGTACCAATAGCTTGACCTAAGTATTCGTGAATATATGCACGTTCATTCTTACGTTTTAAGTCTTCTGCTTCTTCTACGAACTGTTCACCTAACCAATTAACAGGTACATCTAAATAAGTATTTCTAATAACTATACTGCTACCATCAGGATATAGCTCACATTCTTCTGCATACTCATTAGCCCAATTATTCTTACTAATAGGTGGATTAAATGTTCTAAAATCCCAAAACTTATCGCCACCACGCATTGTAGACTGTGTAACCGTTCTTAGTTCATTAGCTCCAGCGAACTGGTCAAGTTCCTCAAACCATGTAATACCAATATATCCAAACTTAGGTTTAATAGATTTTACTTTGTGAGGGTCATCTAGTCCCATAAAGTAAATACATTGTCCTGTTGGCTTATATACAATAGGACTTGAATACGTCTTTGGTATATGAAATAAGCTATCTACTCCTAAAGTATATATTCCCCATACTATCTGTCCATATATACTATTCTGTATTGTATTACCAATCTTTCTAAAACAGACTGCATGGACTTTAGGGTTGCTCATAATTAATAAGGGAATACATATACCACCAACAAAGGAGGACTTGGTAGAACCTCGCCCTCCTGCAAATGTATAATGAACGTGCTTGTGAGCTAATATATCTTTTAATACTTCTTTGTACATTGGTATGATACAATCTTTTAAAGGTATTTTTATATTATTGCTCATAGTTTGTTACGCTCTTCTTAAATCATTAATATTCATAGCGGCTACTACTGTACCCTCATAAGTAATAACTACTCTATCGTCATTAATCTGTGATACCACATAGGTTCTATCATAAGCCCATTGTGCTAAATACTGTCCATCGTATGTCCTAGCCTCATCATTGATTAATACATCACAACCTACTTCAATAGTTGGTGTTGCTGGTGTACTATCTACATCAAATCTAGCATTGACTAAAGACTGAATATAATTATAATCATAGCCCATATTAGTAATAGCTTCTTTTCTTGCTTCACCATTGCCATACTTACCTGCAATAATATCATCCACAATTTCATCTTCGGACTTAGTAGCAGTAGTAGTATTAACTGGTGTATTATCAATTGTAGTATTTAATAAAGCTTCTGCAATAGCTTTTCCCATTGACTCAGCATTATAAAGGTTTACGTCGTCTTTATCATCAACAAAGCAACACTCAATTAATAATGCTCTAGCCTTAGTACTGTTTAATACCATTAAGCTCTTATTAATCTTAACACCTCTATTCCTAAAGCCTAGACTAGCAATCTTATCAACAACTCTTTGAGCTTCTTCTCTTGTGCCATCATCATAAATATAAACCTCAGTACCACATGATGAACCATTACCTTCCATATCACCTGCACCACTATTAAAGTGAATAGATACGTCTAAGTCTACGTCATGAGAATTACACTTGCTTACAATACCATTAAGGATTTCATTTTGATTGCCATAATCACAAGTACAATCATAAACAGTATGTCCAGCGTTCTGTAAATAAGAAATTACCACATCTTTAACGGCTCTATCTTCAATAGATTCATTAATTAAACCTACTGCACCAATAGCACCGCCTCCAACTGTGGCATGTCCTGCGTGTACATTAAATATCATATACTCTTTATTCTCCTTTCCTCTTATAGCCTTTAGTTAGCTATAAAAAACAGCCCTTGTTGGATTCGAACCAACGTATCCTAGAATCAAAATCTAGTGCCTTACCACTTGGCGAAAGGGCTATAATATATATTAGTAGGCTATATGTCAGTTTTAATCTATCAATTAAATAGGAGGGGTGGGATAAAAATTAACAGGATTTAACAATTTAAAGGATTTTAGGATGTTTTGTTTGTTTATATATAGCCTACTAATATATTCAATTATAATACTGCTTATAGATAGTATTTATTCTATCTATCATTTAGCCTCAGTGTGACAGCTCTTGAGGAAGTGGTCAACTAGTAGTTATAGACCTGTGGCTTCGTGGTAAGCTATTCCCAAACCTCTCATATACATGAGTAATCTATATATCAATTAAAAGAGATAAACTATTTAATCTTCCATATTCCAATCTAGTTCTATCTTAACTACATTATCAGCTTTACCTTGGGCTCTTGCTTCTACGTCTACTGTTCTCTTAGCAAGCTCAAGTGCCGCCTTGGTTCTTTCTGATAATGGAGCATCTAAGTCGAACTGGTCTTTTTCTTCTCCTCTCATTACTCGTGTAAAGTACTCCATCACTTCTTTAGCGTCCGCAATTGAGTCAGAATACATCTCAGCCTTTAGCTCTTTTATTTTCTTTTGTATTTTATTTTTCTTTAACAATCTGTTACCAGTAGCACTAGCACTAACTATATCTTTTGATTTATATCCTGCTTCTATTACTGCATTTCCTATATTACCTATTTCTAAGTATTTAATACAAAATAATTCTTCTTTAGGAGATAATCTTTCTAGTTCGTGTGGAGTATTATTTGTATTACTCATATTATTTATTTACCTCCTAAATTAATATTTTCTATATCTGCTCTTATTTCTAATATATATAAATATTGTAACATAAATCTTTTTTGTGCTTTTAATACTTCTATTTCTGCAGGTTTCTTTTCCCCCGCCTGAGCTTTTTCTAAGTAATTAGTTAATTCATTTAATCTTATTTTTAATTGTATATATTCTGCTTTTAATCTATCTTCATATAGATTAGACTGCATTAATTGTATTGTATCTTTTAATTCCATTTATTCTGCCTGCCCTTCTTGATTTAATAGTGGAATTGTTTTCCTTAGCTTATTCCATATTTCATTTCCTGTTGGTAGTTCTTTATTATTTAATATATACCAATAATCTCTTAGAAATAATACAATCTGTAGTTGAGATGTAGTAGTAAATAATTCTTTATTCTTATTCTTTTGTATCTCTTCGTCCCAGACTGCTTTCTTTACTGTATACATTGTAATTGCTTTTTTCTTCTGCTCACTATAAAATTGAGTACGATTTATTAATATCTTTTCACCATACTTTATATTAATTGCTTTTTGCAATTTGTGTATCATTGTACTATTACTACCTGCCATAATTACTTCTTTCCCACAGAGATGGTAACTTTCTTTCTATTAGCACCTCTATGTTTTCTTCTCTTAATCACACGAATCGATGCCATTATTTATTAAATCTCCTTCTAAGTCGTCGCCTATATAATTAGCATTTCCTTCTTGATTATTCATCTGTACATCTTCTACTGGTGTACTCATATAATATACTAATGCACCTGCTAACCCTAATATTAATATTAGTTCTGTAACTGCAATTATAAACCATCTTCTAGCACTCATCTTTATTTCGTGTAATAACTCGGTTGCTAGTGTCTGCTCTTCCACTTATTTCTCTCCTCTCTACTCATTTATTATAAATAAATTATATAACATTTTTAGTTAAAAATAAAGTGTTTTTGTGTTTTATAAGATGTTTCTTATAACATATATCCCCATAACCTCTTAATCTGTTCTCTTTTGTCTTTAGTTTTCGTCCACACCTTAAACAATATTCATACTCTTTATTTTCCATCTTCTACCTCAGCATATCTATTGCAATCTACTCTAGTATTATATAGATGTTTAGGCTTGTATTTCATGCCGTATTTTTCATTTAAGTAGATGCAAAAACCTATATAATAATATTTACAATTTAAACAATTTACTTTTCCCATGTAGCCTCCTTATAAGAAATTAGTTAATAAGTATTCCATGGCTATTGAGTCTTCCATTGTACCTAGTTTTATTCCTGTTTCTAACTTCTGTATTAGTGTCATTAGATATACTAAATCACCATTACTATATACTCCAACTTTATCTCTAGCACATTTAATCTGCCAATTCGTTAGTCCTGTTGCCTTAGATATATCTTTACTCTTACAGCTCTGTACTTGTAATACTTGTTTTGTATTATTATACAATACGGATAACATTACCATTGTAGCTTCACCTACTGCATAACATTGTCTTAATAGATTAAAACAATCATTTACTTTATGCTTTAGAATAGCGTCTACTAAATCAAATATAGCATCTTTTGGTGGTTGATAGATTGCTCCACTATGTAATAATCCTACGAATGACTTATCTGTATTAATATTTAATGCTTTACTATATGCTTTAATCTTATCAATTTCTAATAATATTCTACTATAATCACTTTCGCATATGTCTATTAATTTATCCATATTATTATCAGATAATTCTATATCCTTAGATATGTACTTAACTAATGTATTATGAGGAAGTGGTGCAAAGTCACAGAAACTACTGCTCCAACGCTTATAAAACTTTGTACGTTTATCTAAATTAGTAAATGTAAATATTATAATATTATTACCTACTAACTTATTAATATCCGTCCATAACTGCTCATTAGTCTGTATTTCTTTATCATCTCTAATAAGATAACAATGGTTTAATTGAATAAATGATGTATTTCTTAGCTTACCATATATATCAGCTATACTATCTACTCTTACTACATCTAAATTGGCAATCTTAGCTATCTGATTATAATATATTTTTTGCACTTCTATTTCTGTACCTGTGAACATATACAAGTGCTCTACTTGGTTCTGTCTTAGTTGGGAATGTAATGTATTAATATCCATTAGTTCCACTCCTTTCTAATATCTAATAGCCACATATCGAATAATGATTGCTTATTAATACCTTTTAATCTTAACTGTTGTAAATACTTACTTGTTATGATTTCTCCTACAAGATAATTAATAGCCATATCACTATCGTCGGATACAACTCTATCTAAACAATTAGACATAAACGCTTTCCAAAACAACTTTAATGAGTACTTTTTATAATCGTCTTTAAAGTTAAGCTTATCACCTATTTTAAAAGCGTTTGCTCCTGATACAATTGATATATTATCAACTACCTTATTAACATAATCACTAAATTCTATTACTCCATAACTTACTAGTTCCTGTACTTCTCCAGGTGTTTCACATAAAGTACGAACTATACTACATTCCTCGGGAGTACCTGCTATATCAGTATAATGATTATAATAATTAGCTATATCGTCGACACTATAATAATCTAGTCTTAATAATGTACCACGGCTTCTAAGTGTTGCTAAAGTGTTTTGTTCATTTTCTAATAACATGATAAAATAAGCATTGTTAGGTGGTTCCTCTGTAACCTTTAATAGTGCATTTTTTGCGGGTGTTGACATATCATCTGCATTAGATATTATATATAGAGTTGGAGCTGTTACCTTATAGCTAACTCGAATAATATTTCTAATAGTTTCAATCTTAACATCTGGCAACTCATATATAATCATATTAGTATTAGGCACTATAAATTCTTTTATTAGCGTGTGTCTGCCACTTCCTTTAGCTCCAACTAATAGACTAAATCTAGGAAAATTATCATTATCTATTCTAGTCTGTAATAATTCTTTCAACTTATTCTGCCCTACCACGACTGCTGCCTCCTAAAATAAATAAAATAATTGTAGCTTCTACATCTGCTTTAACATATTGAGAATATTTAATATCAGCATTTAATTTAACAATACAATCTAATAAATTTAATATAATATCATAATCATTATCAGATAGGTTATTTAACCATTTTATAATCTCAGATGTTAATGGAATACTTAAATAGCTATCATCTACACTAATAGCATATTTATTCACATCTAATAGGAAATTAATATACTGTCTGATAAATGTCTTTAAATCTTTACCTGCATTATGAATATTTTCTATAATACTAATTACTGTCTTTTCTTCTTTGTGTAAAATAGCATTAGTTAAACTCATCATATTATCATAATCAACTGTACCTAATGCTTTCACTACATTCTCAAGTGTTAAATCTCTTGAATATGCTAAACACTTATCCATCAATGTAATAGCATCACGCATACCACCATCTGCTATCTTTGCTATATATTCCATAGCATTAATATCATGAGCATCCTCCTCGTCACGTTCATTTTCCAAAATCGTATCAAGTCTATCCACGATACCTTTTTGGGAGATTCTCTGAAAATCAAATCTCTGAACTCTTGATAGAATTGTTTTTGGAATTTTCTGTGGGTCAGTCGTACAGAAAATAAAAATTGACTTAGCAGGTGGCTCTTCAATTAGTTTTAAAAATGCTTGCCAACCTGTATTGCTAATAGAATGACATTCATCAATTATGAAACATTTATATTCACTATCTAGTGACTTAGTCTGTGCCTGAGCTATAATACCTCTTACATCATCTACACCACTATTACTAGCGGCATCCATTTCAATAGGATTTCCTTGTCCCTTATTAATTTCATTCGCAAAAATACGAGCTGTTGTAGTCTTGCCATCTCCAGCTGGTCCGCAGAACAAGTAAGCGTTCTTAAATGTATTAGTTTCCAACTGTTGCATTAAAATTGTCTTGACGGTTGCCTGCTCAACAATATCATCAAAGACTATTGGTCTATACTTTGTTGCTAGTGTCTTCTTAGCCATATCTATTTATTCTCCCTTTATTCTCCCTTTATTACTTTTAAATCTGTATCAACTGGTGTAATTTTAATTTCAATATCTACAATTGAATCAAAGCCCTCAAGCTCACCTTCATCATTAACAGAACCTAAAGCCTCATTCACAATATTTTCTAAATACTTTCCATTTAATGCAAATTTATAATTTGTATTTAATCTTACAGAACTTCCTTTAATTGTAATTTCTTTCTTCTTCATTATTTATTTTCTCCTTTATACTTATACACTCCGTATTTACAATGATTACCATAGCGTGTTGTACCATCACACATTATAGTCTCAATATTGTATCCTTGTTTTCTTAAATCAAAAATAATTGATGATAATCTGGTAGCACCATATAACTGAATAGCTTCGATTGAAGTAATTACTCCATGTTCCTGAAGATGCTGTAATACTTTATTACGCAAAGTTGTCATTGTTCTCCTCCCTTAAACAATTTAATAATTTTTTGAATAACTTTTCATTGATTAAATAATGATTTTCACCATCACCAAAATCTAAAACTACTGCGGAATAGTCTTTTCCCATAGCGAAGGCTTCTTCTGTATTCTTCTTAATCCACTCATGTTGAATAGTGAATTGCTTTCTATATTCTGTGTGAGTCTTACATTCCAATAGGAATAAATCATTTGTTACATCACCTTTTTGAAATTTTGTAGCACCACTGTTGGAAGTTTGTTTACCTCTAACAGCTTTAGCTACTTTCTTCTCTTGTTTGTTACTGTAAAATCTTGTTGGTCTGTTCATATATATATTCTTTAACTTCACCTCCTATGCTAAAGTCTTAAATCCATGCTTAATAAGATAGTGGTTGTTTGAAATTTTCTAAAGAATTTTCTTCTTATCATTATAAATATTATAAATTTCTCTTACATAATAACACTTGTCATCTCTTGCTAGTGCCTGTAATGTTCTACAATATGGACATCTTAACTTTATATCCACATGGTAAAAATTAATATCATTTCCACAACATACACAAGGTAATGTTTTTCTCATTTCTACTTAACCTCCTCAGCTCTTCTCATTTTCTGTAATAATGACTTAGTAGTATTCTTCCAATCCCAATAGAACTCGCCCACTTCTGCAACTGTATACTGACTTACACCTGGAGTCTTAACTAGCTCCTTATATAAATTAACTACCTCAATTCCGTATAATTTCTTAGCTTCTTTCAAACTATTTCTTGGACCCATTTTTTAACTCTCCTTAAATTCTTTTATATTTTCCCAATCATATATGGGTATATCACAATGTTCTTTTAATCTACACGCTCCACAAGGCGTGACTAAATAATTACCATTCTTATCTCTTGGCATTTTATTCCAATTATTAGCACAATAACCTTTTAATATATTAATTGCGGTTTCTAGTAACATCTTCAAGTCCTTTCTGAATAACTGTATTCCAAAAATCAACGCATTGTCCTCCACATTCTTTAAATACACCACAAGGACAACGCTCACAAGGTAAATCCAGTCTTATTAGTCTGGCAACTTCTCTAGTATTATCTGTATTCACATTAAACTCCTTTTAATCTTCATAAATTTCATCTTCTAACATAGCATCAACTTTATCCTCTAATAAGTCATTCAATAGATTATAGTCTATAATATATCTGCCGTTAGCTGTTCGATTAATACACTTATTAACTATATAATCTTTACTTAACTTATTAAGTACTTCTGAATGAGCTATTCTCATATCATCTAAAGATTTTAGCAGTTTAATTTCATTTGCAATCTTCTTTTTATACTTCCTTTCCAGCTCATGCTTAATTAGTAATCCTTTATTCATTTATGAATCCTCCCTTTATTTTAGGAGGGCGTATAGCCCTCCATTAATTACTTGATAACGTATTTATCAATATTATTGAAAACATTATATTGCTTAAAATACTCTATCTTCTGGATGTAATCTACACATTGTTTTATAAACATCGTCTAGTTCACGTTGAACTATTCTTCCCCAGCTGTCTTCCAACAGCGGTCTCCAACAATCTTTATGATAAATTTCAATTCCGTAAGGGCCTTTTCTTTGTTTAAAATCGCCATGTCCGTCTATCTCGTAAACATTTCCATGTGTTCTAACTCTTGTTGGAAATTCCTTTTTAATTTGCTTTAATGTAATCATGTTATTTACCTCGTTTTCTTAGTTTTAATATTTTGTAATTTCTTACTACGTTTATTATTATACAACATAATAATTATTTTTACAAGTGATTTTTTGATTTTTTTTTATTTTTGAAGGAAGTTTTTTAGGCTTCCTTCAAATTTGATTTACCAATATTCCTCTTCTTCATCACCCCAAAATTCTTCTTCATAATCATCTTCTTCGGGTTCAGTAAAACTAAATGGTCCATCTTCTGTATAAGCATCTCCAACCTTAGCTTTTTTGTTAAGCTCTTCTAATAATCCATCTGCATATATTAATTCGCATAAATCATATAAAATATCTGTGTAATCATCGTAACTAATACAATCTGTGATTCTTAATAAGATTTCATCAGCACCTTTGATATACTTATAAAGCCAATTAGCTGAACCACTAATATCATTACCAAATCCATCTAAATAATAATTATTATCGTATACATCACCATCATTGAAATACTTATAAACTAGCTTGTTTACAGCTGTTTCTGCCTGTGATGCCATTGTATTGCCATCTCCTATACTTGGCATATACTTTGATTTAAACCTTTCAATACTAAATTCATTCCATTCTCTCATAAGGTTAATACCTCGTTCTTTCTTAGTGTTTTTAATGAAGTAATGTCTTACTTCTCTTTTATTATATAACATAATAATTTTATTGTAAAGTGGTTTTTTGAAAATTTTTCAAAAAAAAAATAACAGGGTTTTTTTTCTTTAACCATATCTATAGGGGTCGTATTCTTGGCAATCATAATTGCTTATTTCCTGTTCAAACATGTCTTTGAAACTTACAAAATATGGACACTCTAATGTACATATACAATCACGCTTTGAATTTTTATATGTACATTCATATTTATCGTCATCATCACCTATACATAATTCATCTGAACTATAAGGACAATCACAAGGTTCGTCTGGCATTTCGTCTACTACTATTCGCATATATCCACCTCCTAATCTTCAAATTTTGTATAAAACTTTATTGTTTCTATTTCTTCTTCATCAAGTGTATTATCTTCTAACATATAATCGAGAAACTCTTTTTCAATCTGTGTTAATCTTATAATACCTGTAAAACCGTTTAACTTATTGTAAGCCCTTAAAGCTTTTTCGCAAATTCCTCTGCCAACACCCTCTGTAAATCCTTCTGTAAGAACTCTTAATGTATCAAGTCTATCCATTCTCTTAACCATTTCTTTAGAACTTAACTTTGTTGTAACTACTGTTCCGTCATTAAATGTATATTTTCTCATATCTCTTTACCTCGTTCTTTCTTAGTGTTTTTAGTGAGTTATTTCTTAACTCACTAATATTATATAACATAATAATTATAATTACAAGTGGTTTTTTGAAAAATTTTCAAAAAAAAATAAGAGGGCTTTTAAACCCTCTTATTTACTGCATTTTAGCAGTACTTATTATCTTCTTCTTGATTGCGTAAGGCTTTAAGAGCAGTTTTTAAAGCCTCTTCAAATTCAATATTGAATTTATACTCTTTATTAGTGGTTAATACTTTAATCGCTTCTTTATTGGTCATTTTATTAATTCTCCTTTGCTATATTATTATACTACATTTTATTTAATTTTTAAACTTGTCTAAATTGTTTAAATGCTCTAAATAATCTGCTAAAGTTCTTAATGATTTACAATTCCCTCTGCCTTGCACCACATCAGGAACATCAACTAAAGGACAATCATCTAATCTTGTACCAGCCTGTTGAAAATCTCTAATATATGTACCAGTGTAACCACATATAGGGTCATCCATTCCGTCTGTTGTATAACAAGGACATTGTATACAAGTATTAGGTGTATCAATCATTAATATTGATTTACTCATTATATCTCCTCCTTAGTTTCACCTAAAATAACCCACTTTTCCTTATCATGAACCTCAATCCAATCTACATTTCCTAGGTATAAACGCTCATAATTATAATAATACACTTTATAATCATTAGGAATGTCTTTAATTTCGTTTTTCAATTCACCTATTGTCATGTTATCATCTTCTTTTCTTTAATTCGTTTTCAATTTCGTCTAAGTCTTTTGCAATAAGATATAAACTAACCCCATTAAATAGTAACACTATAAAAACTGCTAAAATTTCCATTATACCTCTCTTTCCTGCTGTTCAACTTCTAACGATAACTCTACCTCTAATTGTTCCTGCATTGCTCCCACCATTCTGCCTACATAAAAAGCATTTTCTGAATTTTCCATCATCGGCATTAATCTTAGATTTGCATAAATAACTTTTCTCATAATTTCGTTTGCTCTTTCTTGTGTCATTTATTTTCCCTCACTTTCTATCAATGCATCTAAAATATCCTCGACATCATCAATTATTCCGCACATCTTTCTGGCACTTTCATGTTCTTAATTCCTACCATTCCTCACTCTCCATTTCTGCTCCGCAGTTAGGGCAAAATTTAGTTTTTACTTTTCCTGAACCACCTCCACATTCAGAACACGAATAACAAAGAAACTTGTTCGGGTTTATGAAACTTTGTCCAGTTTTAACCCACTCCCCTTTTTTGTGTGTAGGTGTTACAGATGGCAGACTACGGACAAACTCTCTAATATATTCAAGGCATATTTCGAAACCCACACACACATCTTCCGTAACAATAATATTTTCACCTAGTTCTTTTTTTAAAAAATCTTTTAGATGCCTGATTGATGCCGACCTTTTACCATATGCGTATTTTGGCATATCTGCTATTTTTAGTCTGATTGTTTGTCTGCTCACCGCATCTTCATCAGATTCTTGCTCTAATAATTCTAATATCAGTTTGTGTTCTTCATATCTTTTCCAATCATTAGGAGTTACAGGCATTATCTTCTCAATTCGCTCAAACTGTTGCACCTGTCTTTCACAATGTTCTTTTAATTCTTCTCTTGTCATTTCATTCCTCGCTTTCTATTAGCTTATCTAGGATTTCAAATGCCTTTTCCAAGTCGATTACTGTTTCCCATCCATCTGCATCTGCATGTGATGCCTCGTACATTTCCTCTCTAGCTTGATTAACCTTGTCTAGTGGGATTACACTTTCTACCTTACATATCAGTTCATAATCGCCTTCTATATTTCCGTGTATATCAACTATCCATTTGCTCATTCTTTTTCCTTCCTTCTTTTGGTTGAAAGTTTTGGTTGATAGCACTCTTTGGTGTCATCGTCTAATATTGCGTGTATACATCCCTCTGCATCACCAGAATGTACGCAATCGTCACAACTCTCAAAATCGTCATTGGTTTCAACTATTATTGTTTTCTCCATTTTTTTTTATTCCTCACTTTCTTGTATTATACGAATTAATTGTGCGTATTCCTCTTTGGGTTCATATCTTTTACACTCTATTACTATGCTTTTATCCGCATGGCATTTTGTCAAATACTTGCAGCCTAGCATACATGGACTATTAGGATTAACTGTTTTCATGCTTAACCTCGCTTTCTATTAGCTTATCTAGGATTTCAAATGCCTTTTCCAAACTCCCATTCTTGAACATTTCCTTTGTTATCCCTGGTATAAATAATCCCATCATTTCTTTATCCTTCACTTCCTTTCATTTCTGCTCCGCAGTTAGGGCAATAGTCGCCCTCTTCAAGGCTTTCTTCGCCGCAGCAAGAACACTTAACATAGTCTATAGTTTCATAAGCCGCTGTAAGATAATCACTTGTCATCATCCAATGCCCTGTCTTTGGCTCTTGCTCTAAGGCTTTGATAGCCATATTTAGTGCTACCCAGAAGTTTGCCGAAACTCTTAATCGTGTTATTCCACTAAAGCGAGTAATCTGTTTTAACTCCTTTATTGCTTCTTCTCTTGTCATGTTTTACCTCTCTTTCTATTAATTTATTTAATGATTTCCTTATACAGAATTACTAATTTTTGACAATGTGGACAATACACATAAACCCAATCATCTTGTACGAATCCTTTTAAATCATATTGTCCACATCTAGGACATTTTGCATATTCATCTGTAGTCATGTTTTATACCTCAATCTCTCCAAACAGGATACCAATATCCTTTACTGT